GGCTGCTGGATCAGGGCGAACGGGTCGTCGACCGGCGCACGAACGGTGACCTCAAGAACTTTCTGGCCACGGCCGAGGCCGGCAAGGCAGCGGCTGCAGGCGGCGCGGCGCCGATTGTGTACATCACCATCGAATCCGATGGCAGCGCCCAAACGCAGGCCCCGCCGGGGCTGGAACAGTTCGGCGCCGAGCTGGGCGCGTACGTTGAAAAACAGCACTACCGCCTGCTGGCCCGCGACCTGTCGGACGGCGGCACCATCCGCCGGGCAATGATCAAGCGATAGGAAACCCCATGGCACTTGAGCAATTCACCTGGCAGGCGCGAAACATCGCCCAAGGCGAGGAAAACCAGCGGCTACGGGAAAACAGCTACGGAGACGGTTACAGCCAGGTGGTGGGCGAGGGCATCAACGCGGTCACCGAAACGTGGCCGCTGACCTTCGCCGGCCGCCTGGCCTACGTCAAACCCATTCGTGACTTTCTGCGCCGGCATCGAGGCGGCAAGGCCTTTGCCTGGACGCCGCCGGCCGGGGAGCTGGGTCTGTTCCGCTACACCACGGGCATCGGCTGGGAACCCAAGGGCGGCGACTTCTACGTGCTGACCGTGACGTTCACCACCACATTCCATCCATAAGGGGGCCGTATGGGCTTTTCCGCTGACGTTCAGGGCCTGAACCCGGGCGACCTGATCCAACTGTTTGAAATCGACTGCACGGCCTTTGGCGGTGATATCGAGTACTTCCACGGCACGCTGGTCAAGCACACCCCGCAAGAGGTGCAGGCGGCGCTCACGGCTGGCACCGAGCTGCTGGCCAAGTCCATCTGGTGGCGGGGTGTGGAATACAAGCCTTGGCCCGTTACCGTAACGGGGCTGGACATGTCGACCGATGGCCCGGCCGCCCGGCCGACCCTCACGGCCGGCAACCTGGACGGCAAAATCACCGCGCTGTGCTTGGCCTTTGATGACCTGGCACAGGCGCGGGTAACCATCCGCGAAACCTTCGCGCACTACCTGGATGCGCGCAACTTCCCCGCCGGCAACCCGGACGCCAACCCCGAAGAGGAACGGCTGCAGTACTGGGATATCGACGCCAAGGTCAGCGAGGACGGCGAGCATGTGGCCTGGGAACTGGCTTCGCCGGCCGATTCCAATGGCCTGCAGATCCCGGCGCGGATCATTCACAGCATGTGTGAATGGTCCCTGCGCAATGAGTACCGCGGTGCCGACTGTGGCTACACCGGCCCGCCGGTGACCGATGCCGACGGCAAGCCGACCGACGACCCGGCCAAGGACGTGTGCCTGGGCTGCCTGAGCGACTGCAAAAAGCGCTTTGGCGACAACAACCCGCTGCCCTACGGGGGTTTCCCCGCTGCCGGCCTGCTGAGGAACTGAGCATGCGCAAACACATCCTCAAATCGATTCGGGAGCACGCGGCCCGGGATTACCCCCGCGAGGCCTGCGGCCTGGTGGTGCAGATCGGCCGCCGGCATGTGTACGTGCCCTGTGCCAACCTGGCCCAAGACCCCAACGAGCAGTTCCAGCTAGACCCGCAGGACTACGCCCAGGCGGAAGACCTTGGGACCATCATCGGCATTGTTCACTCGCACCCGGATGAAACCAGCCGGGCCAGCGACCACGACCGGGCGTCTTGTGAGGTCAGCGGCTTGCCCTGGCATATCCTCAGCTGGCCGGAAGGGGATCTAAACACCATCGTGCCCACCGGGGAGCCTACGCCGCTGATTGGCCGGCCGTTCGTGCATGGCGTGTGGGACTGCTACGCGATTGTGCGTGACTGGCACCTGCAGGAGCGGGGTATCGAGCTGCCCAACTACGAGCGCACGGACGAGTGGTGGACCCGGGGTGAAAACCTCTACGCCAAGAACTACGTGGCGGCCGGCTTCGAGCCGGTCACCGGCCCCCTGCAGCCCGGCGACATGATTGTCATGCAGGTGCAGGCCGCCGAGCCCAACCATGCCGCCATCTACCTGGGCGATGGGCTGATGCTGCACCACCTGTATGGCCGGCTCAGTGATCGCGCCGTCTATGGCGGCTACTGGCAAGAACGCACCATCTTCACCCTACGGCACAAGGACATGACGCATGGCCATGGTAGTCACTGAATCGGCCCGCCCAATGCGTACGGTGCGCCTTTATGGCGTGCTGGGTGCGCGCTTTGGCCGTGAATACCGCCTGGCGGTGGCTTCGCCGCGTGAGGCCATGCGCGCCTTGGCAGCCCAGCTGCCGGGCTTGCGGCGCTTTCTGGAAACCAGCCGTGAACGTGGCCTGACTTACGCGGTGTTTGTCGGCCGGCGCCGGCATGATGTTCGGCGGTGTGGTGTCGATGCTGTCGCCCCAGGCTGATGGCCTCAATACCAAAGAGCAGGCCGAAAACACCCCGTCCTACGCCTTTGGCGGCGCGGTCACGACTGTGGCCCAAGGCAACCCGGTCGGGCTTGGCTACGGGCGCCGCCGCATTGGCGGGGCGCTCATTTCCGGCGGCCTCTACGCCGAAGACCAGATGTAACCCCGTTCTCAGACTCCCCCGAAACCGGCTCAGGCCGGTTTTTTTGTGCCCGAAGGAAACCGTCATGGCTGATACCGAACGCAAACCCCGTCCACGCAAGCGCAAAAGCGCCGCTGAGGCGAGTTCGCTGGAAACCCCTAAGGTCGCCACCAAGGCGCGCCGTTCGCGCAAGGCAGGCCCTGCCAAGGCTGCCAAGGCGATCCCTGCCGGTCCATCCGAGATTACCGGGCGCAAGGGTGGCTCCGAGAAAGTGCACACCCCGGTGGAAGCGCCGGATTCGGTGCGCTCGGTCGCCCGGGCCAAGATGCTGTTTGCCCTGGGCGAGGGCGAGTTTGCCGGCAACCTGGACGGGCGCCGCATCTTTCTCGACGGCACCCCGCTGACGGCCGCAGATGGCACGGAGAATTTCCCCGGGGTGAAATGGGAGTTTCGCCCGGGCACCCAGCATCAGGAGTACATCCCGGGCCTGCCGGCGGTGGAAAACGAAACCAGCGTCGGGGTCGAGCTGCGCAGCGATACCCCGTGGGTCAAGGACCTGACCAACCCCGAGCTGTCGGCGGCGCGCCTGCGCCTGTCGTGGCCGGCCCTGCAGGAGCGCAAGGACAACGGCGATGTGGTCGGCTATCGCATCGACTACGCCATTGACCTGTCCGTCGATGGCGGCCTGTGGAAAGAGGTGCTGTCGGCCACGCTCAACGACAAGACCACCACCAAATACGAGCGCTCGCACCGTATCGACCTGCCGAAATCGGCCGGCGGCTGGAGCCTGCGCGTGCGCCGGCTGACGCCGAACACGCAGAAGACCAACAACATTTCCGACATCATGCGGGTGGAAGCGGTCACCGAGGTGATCGACGCCAAGCTGCGTTACCCCAACACCGCACTGCTGTACATCGAGTTCGATTCGAGCCAGTTCCAGAACATCCCCAAGGTGTCGTGCGAGCCGGACATGCGGGTTATCCGCGTGCCGACCAACTACGACCCGGCCACCCGCACCTACTCGGGGATTTGGGACGGCACCTTCAAGTGGGCGTTCACCGACAACCCGGCGTGGGTGCTGTACGACATTATCCTCAACAAGCGCTTTGGCATGGGTCGGCGCCTGGACATGGCGAAGGTCGACCGCTGGGAGCTGTACGAAATCGCCCGTTACTGTGACGAGCTGGTCAGCGACGGCAAGGGCGGGCAGGAGCCGCGCTTTACCTGCAACGTGTACATCCAGAAGCGCGCCGATGCATGGACCGTGCTGCGCGATATCGCCGCCATCTTCCGGGGGATTACCTACTGGAGCGGCAGCGAAATGGTTGTGCAGGCCGACAAGCCGTCGGACATGGACTTCGTGTTCAGCCGCTCCAACGTGGTCGACGGCAAGTTCAGCTATGACGCGCAGTCCGAACGTACCCGCTATTCGTCGGCGCTGGTCAGTTGGGACAACCCTAACAACGCCTACGAAAGCCAGCCGCAACCGGTGTCGATCCCGGCGCTGATTCGCCGCTACAACTTCAACCAGACCGAAATCACGGCGATTGGCTGCACCCGGCAGAGTGAGGCCGACCGGCGTGGCCGCTGGATGCTGCTGACCAACAGCGTCGACCGTGGCGTGAAGTTCAGCACCGGCCTGGAAGGCTACCTGCCCAAGCCCGGGCGCATCATCGGTGTGGCGGATGCGCCCGGG